CTCATAACGGAGCAGTCGAGCATCGGTCAAAGAGGCCACATGGACACTATCAATAAGATCGGCGTTTAGATTAGTATTCAGGGTCGTCGAGGTGGCGGCGTAGGGTGAGGTTCCGGTAGCTACGGTGGATATAAAGTTAGCGGCGGTCATTGCTCCTGTAATTGTCATGCTGTCGGAGGTTAAGGCACCATTAATGGTCAGGGTTTCAGCCACAAAATCACCCAATATCAAAGGATCGGTTCTTTGGCTGTTCGAGATGTAGAGTTTGTTGTCCCCCAGCTCGCTGTACCCGGCCCGGTATCCCAAGAAGAGGTTACCGTATCCCTCGTCGTTACTGTAACCAGCCTCCGAGCCAACGGCGGTGTTTTTTCTGGGAATAGGGGTTCCGAATACCCAGTTTGTATTCCCTCCGCCGTCAGTTGAGTTGTCCCCGGCGTACCAGACTCCCGCCTCGATAGCATAGCAGTCGGTTATGCTCATATAGTTTTCGTTTATTTCTCCCGAGGGTGTGGAGAAGTGGTAATGGGTTCCGGCACTAGTTGATAGCATCTTCGCCAAACTTCCAGCGCTTCCATTGGTAGCGAAGTTCGTCATTGTCTGAGTGGTCCCAGCTGTAAATTTAGTTCCTGTAGCAAGACCAGCAGTATTGAGGTTTAATGTGTTAAACGTGTTACTTCCAGTAACTGTCTGATTGTTACCACTAAGGTTTACGGTATAGTAAGTTTTGCCTCCACCAGCGATTGTCTCCCCCCCGTGGGTTATGCTTATTGTTGATGTACCTGCCGTAACTGTCCCGCCAGATACTGAAAAAGCTCCACCAACGGTCATGGTCGATGACCCCAAACTTAGAGTGCCAGCAGACGACCAGGAAAAATCTCCACCAAGTGTGATAGTAGATGAACCTAAAATGAGAGAACCGCTCGTGTCTACTGTTAAATTATCAGTAGTAATACTATAGTTATTAGTAGTTATCGTCCCACCTCTTACTAACAATGTGTCATCAGTAATTGATGGCATAATTAAATTGCCAGCGAGAGTATAAGTTCCGGTAAATTTAAAGTAGGCATAATTTATGGTGACTCCGTTGGGGGTAAATACAGAAGAAGATCCAGATAGAGTGAGTGTTTTCAAAGTGCCACCGTTTATCGTTTGTCCACTCTTTAGAGTAAAGTTTCCTCGTATTGTTACATTTCCGCTTAAACTCCATGTTAGTGTTTGATCTATTGCCGAACTATCCCAACTCTTAATATCAACAAGGTTGCTTCCGCCGTCTGAAATTGCCGAAGTCACGCTGAAAGACGCGGCGTCAAATGTCACATCATCACTTATCCCCGGAACAGTTTCTCCCCCAGCCCCTCCACTGGTGGCACTCCAATGGGCCGTGTCGTTCCAAGTCCCACCGTTTCCAACCCAATATCTTGCCATATTATGTAGTATTCAAGGTATATAACGCCATTTTCCCTATCGCTACATTATCGTGGCCTATCTTTATGTTGAACCCGGCCTGATATCCGACCATCGTATTCCTGCGACCTTGGTCTAGGTCAACCCCCGATGATCCAAAGGGGATAATTTTATACAAAGCGTCCTGGCCGTAGGCTGTATTCTCTCCTCTAATGTGCTTGAACCGGGCGTTACCAATGGAGTAGGGAAGAATGTCATCCTCACTTAACCTTTTATCTTCCTGGTTAGCCCACTCCTCCTTTGCTGGTATCTCCGGGAAGTAGACTATTTTTTGTACTTCTTCGGCCATATTAGACTCGCGTTTCGTCTTTGAGGTCGTCGTACTCAAGGGCGAGTGAAGTAATTGTCGGGCCGGTGGCCGCGGAGGTCGCCGGGATAACCTCAAACTGAAACTCCTTAAATCTGGCGCTGGAGGTTGCAATCGGCAGTCTTGTCTCCGTATCACCAACTGTTGAATTGGCCGTCGCGGTCGTGTAGCTGGAGGCTCGGTTGGTTTTGTATCCCAGTTGGACGCTGTGGCCGCTTACCAGGGCCGTGTGAGTGGCCTTCAGGGTGATGGCCAGTTTGTCCTGATACGGACGGTTATCGTCGAAAATCATGCTCTCGAATCGCCCGGCGGCAAATGGACTGGCAGTTTGGATTATTTTGTCCACGCCGTAGGTAGTGTTATCCCGCCAACCGACCAGCATGAAACTCCCGATACCTTTGACAGCTCCTATTTGCAAGGTCGTGGACTGGGTAGTGCCGGTGGAAATCGTGTAACCGAAGTTCAAGGTTTCCGTGTATCTGTCGCTTTTAGCTCCCCATTCGTAGACTCCCTGCTCAATGGACGTAGAGTCGGTAGAACCGGCCACTCCCAGATTGGCAAGCCCCTTCCAGTTAGTGACCGCGCCGGGATAGACCTCTAGGTTCTTAGAGTATTCCAACTTAGGAATTTTGTGGACTTTTTGGAATGGGCGGTAATTAAGATAGACAATGCCATTAGAACCGGCAATAGTTAATAATCTATTCCGGGAGTTCAGCAGGGCGTTTACTCCACCCTCCGGTATCTGGACAAAGAAGTCGTAACCAGCAGTTGTTCCGTCCCAGAAGAAAACGTATCCGTTCTCGGACGCGGTGATGGAGGTTCCCACCCAGGTACCGATTGCCAGATATTCGTCAATTACCTCTAAGGATCTGATATTGAATCCCGGAGGTAAGGTCAGTTTGGCAAGAGTCCACACGGTGCCGTCCCACCATCCCAGTTTGTTACCGTGGCCTACAGCCAGCCCATTGGCGAATGCCTTGATCGGCGCGAACTTCGACCCGGAGGTATCGTTCAATCCCGTCTGCCAAGCATCCGTAAAGGTTGGAGTTCCTGAAAGTAGACCATATCGGCCAATCTGGGTATTTTGGGTATAGTAGATATAGTCATTAAACATCTCCATTCCCTGTCCGACGCAGTTTGATGTGGTTTGTAATACTGACCATGATCCGGCAGACGTCCTTTTGTAGAATTTCCCGGTGTCCCCAATAGCATAGGTATTCGTGTCGTAAGGAGTTCCAGAAACGATCCATTTAACCAGATCAACTACGATGGCCCCAGACTCCTTGGCCGATGCAGGCATCAGGGTCAGTTCCGTTGGTTCAGAAAAGATATTTAAATTCTTGGCGAAGAAAAAAGCCCCCCGTAACCCTTCGCGGGAACTATCTGAAATTCCCCCGTTGAAGTATTTTTGAACAAGTACCTTTTTTGCCATACATAAATTTAAGTCGCAGATGACGGAAACCAACCAGGAGCGGCCATTGGGAAGGTGTGATAAGAAACGCCCGATCGGGATATATTCGAGCGGGTCTTAGTCCCCCACCGTCTCTTCCCGGCCTCAATCCCTGCGGTGAAAAGAGTCCAGTATTTCGTTTCCTGAGTGGTGTCCTTCTTCATCGCGAAATAAAACGCCATAGCATAGTAAATCGGGAGGATCTGCATCTCCTCCGGCAGACCAAACATCTCATGGATCAGGGAAGCAGTAGTGACCGTGGCCCCCTCGTATTTGTTCTCCAACTCCATGCTTGCCGTACTGGTGAACGAGGCGATCCTGTAGAAGAAACCATCGGGAGCCTTGACGTACCGGCCAACCATCGCGGCAGTGAACCCGGTGGCACTGTGGGCGATGGTTTCGTCTCCATTTGTTAAGGTGATATTCCCGGTGTTGAATACATCGACGCTTAAATCCTTGTCGATCACCTCATAGACTACATTCACCGGCAGACTGGCCGAGGAAGGAATTGGGTAAAGCAGAAGCTGTGAATGGCCCACGCCGAAGTTGTTACGTACGAAAAACCTCTCAACCATGTCCGAATACTGGACGTAGGTATTTAGCGCGTCCCAAGTCCCCTGATCCTCGACCTCGATCACCGGAGTAGTCCTTCCTCCTACCGTGATGGTGACGGATTTGGGAAAAGAGCAGTTCATTGGTAAATTAACGTGTTGGGTCTGAGCCACTGTAACCAACCCACTGCTGGTCTTCTCGATCACCGGCCTGGCTATCTCCGATAAGACCAATTTATAACCGATATTCATGTCCCGTTTAAATGCAGTGAGCGTCCCCGAGGTGGAATCGGAGCCAAGGTACTGACAGAGAGATTGGCCATCGTCCCAATGAATAATTTTGCTATCCTGCCTTTCTTAATGAAGTAACCATTTAATATATTATAACACCCTAAGACTCTGGTTCTTTGCCTCCTAGTCGTGACATTTGTACCTTTACCGTTTCCAATTTATCCTGTAAAGAGAGGCATTCTGTGGTCAGCATCCTTAGTTTGTTCATTTTTATTACCGACTCCCGGTCGAGGTTGAAGTTTACGGTTTGGAGTTCTCGTTTGTATTTCTGCAAATCAACAATCTGCTGGTTAAGAAGTTCTACGGCCCTGATTAATTCCTTCTGTTTCTGGATCAGGTCGATCACTTCGGCAGGACGATCCCCTCCTCGGGTTTGATTATCTGCGGGGGCTTCCGGGTACAGGTCAGAGAGTTATTGGCGATGTTGAAGTTTATGGTGTAGTCCTCGATGTTTATTCCCAGCCGGGGAACCACCTGACCTATGATGAAGTTCTGCATGAAGAAGTCGGTGTCCGAAAGAAGAACTCTGTATTGGTTGATTAGAGCCTGACGAGGCTGTAATATCTGTAATTCCTCATTACTGAAGGTAAAGGTCTTGGTGTCGTTCTTTTCTGATTTAATCACTCCGTCGGTCAACATGGTTTAGAATTTCTTGATTTTATCAATTAAATCCTGAACATTTTCCTTGCCGGAAACCTCAATCCCCAGCTTCTCGCAGTCGGCTAAAAGTTCTTTCCTTGATGGTCGGGGCTTGGAGTCGTCCCAGATGGAAGGTTTGTCGCCGAGAATGGCATCAGGTAGCCCCTTGAGTCCCACATTTTCTGTCACCTCCGATACCGACTCACTAATAGATTTGGGTTCCGCCTTCAATATTCCCATCAACGGATCGGGTATAGTGCCGAGGTCGACCGGCCTTTCCTCTGGATTAAGCGTATCGACCATCTTTGCCACCTTTTCTCCCTGCTCCACCTCAGAGTCGGCCATGTACCAGGTATCAACGCCCAATAAAATCTCTTTTATTATCTTCGGTCTCTCAAACGATGATTGAATCAGCCCTTTCCTCCCGGTCTTCTCTTCCATCCTCATCAGCACATGGTCTGCCAGATGCTTTGCGTAATGCTCGGCCAGGAAGCGGGGCATCTTCTTGGTCTGGCCGGGAACTATCCTGTGGGGATGGCCTGACCATCTGACCTGAAAATAGTCCGAGTGGTTGTAGTCGTCGTCCGTGTCCTGTACCGCGCAGTCAATATCAATATTTTTTACTACCAGTACGTCTAAGTTGTTAGGTATGGGGGATTTGGTAGAAGTTGTGTCAGGCATGTCTTTGCAGCACTATGACTTATTATAAATATAAATGATGAGATGTCAAATTATGTGGTCGTTGCTACCACGCTTCCATCATCAGAGATGGGTTTCCAGAGGGCATAAAAATCAATCTGACCAGCCGTAACATTTGCTCCACCAGCGATAGTCATAATGATGTCGTTTCCATTAAGTATATATTCAGGTACATTTCCAGTAGCCGCTGACTCCAAACCAACATCAATGTAAGTTACATTAGCAGCGTCATTCACCCAGAGTTGTCCTGCGTCTATTTGTGTGGCTGTTTCTACTGGGAGGAAGATTGCCGTTGCTCCAGTAATACCTACAGATAGGGTAGCTGCACCATCTGAATCCAAAAGAGTGTTACATACTGCAATTATTTTAATCTGGACTACACCTGTAACTGTAAACATTACTCCACCATCTAAAGTTCCGCCATCATCTCCCCATGTATTGCTTCCTGCGGCACCTGTGAAAGTAATTGACCTTTTAGTTCGGAACGGATATTCACCTGCTACGGGGACTCTGTTTGCATCTCTGTCTACTGCTTCTGCGAATGTTGACATATTTATATTATACTACTAAGTTTTTCCAACGATAGATAAAATCTTTTCCAAGTACTCCTGAGCGGTTTTTAACATCTCAGTTAAAGTATCAATTTTCCCCTCAATCGTGTCTAATTTTGTACTTAAAGCGGCAACTTGTTCTGCTCCGTCAACTTCACCTTTAAAAGAATAACCAAGTTGATTACAGTCAGTACAGGGAATAACTTGACCAGAAGGAGTTTCTGTAATTACCTTAGTTCCCAAACAGGTTGGGCAGACTACTATAACATGATACGGTTCAACTGCCATATTTATATTATACACTTTCGGTTTAACCTCCCACCGAAAAGGAGTTACTTTTAACTTTAAAGTTCGCTCAGTTTAAGACGGAGTTATAGACAAACCTGCATCTGACGCAGTTGGCTGTGTCATAGCACCGATTACCTCCAATGAGGTAAATGAATCGGAAAGGTCGGTTACTCCCACCATCCAAGAGTCCCAAAGAATTACTGAACCACCCAAATTGGCGGTACAGTCAATACCTACGGTCATTGTAGTTGCCCCTGAATGCACTGCATTGTGGAACAAACAGTGGTCAAACAGAACAAATCTATCAATGTCACCTTCGTCACCAATACTAACAAAGAAAGGTGCTGCAGCATCTGCTAACCGTAAGAACCTACAATGATTGAAAATGTTTCTAGCACTGCCGTTACCGACTGCACCTATTTCCAATAAATTGTTGGCTGCTGTACTAGCAACTGAATCAACTCCAAAAGTACAATCATTAAATACTGTTTCTCCAACACCAGTTAATTTTACACATCTGGCATTAGCGGAGTCGGCTGCGGTTGCATTAGCAATACCTGAAAAATGACAGCCCTCAAAATAGTTATAATCTCCACCATTTACATGGACTAAGGCATAACTGTCTGCTACACCCTGATTGAAGACTACATTTTTGAAGATACAACCATTTTCTGTAACTACAAACTGGAAAGTCGTAGTTGCAGCGGTGAGAGTAAAGTTCATACCTGCTCTCGGTGTCATAGTTGTTGGAGCTGCCATACCTACTAAATGAGTAAATCGCTTTGCCCAAGTAATAGCTGCCGCTTCTGTCGTTCTTCCTGTACCCCCTGTTGGAACAATGAAAACCACATCGTGTTTTCCGCTAGTACATTTATCATAAGCGGCTTTAACTGTGGCTAGTGCGTCATTCTGAGAAGTCCCAGAATTAGCAGTATCACTACCTGCATTGGGGTCTACATACCAAATATTCCCTACATAGGGAAGTCCCATCATACCAGCCATATCCTCGGGCATAATTTTATGTCCGAATTTCAAAGCTGGAATAAAATCTCTTGCTTTTCCCATAAATCTTATTCACCTCCTTAGGTAAATATAATTAATATTTGCCTTCCATAAAAAAAGCTCCCGTAAAGGAGCTAAGCTACTTTACGCATCCTGAAAGGCTCGTCAATGCGTAGTAAATAAATTTTTAATCAATGGTCAAGAAAATCGGATGAGCGTAATTTTGAACCGCAGCAATATGGTACGCAGTACCTACGACTGGTGTGGTAATAAAATTAGCTTCGGCTACGATGTCAACTGCACCTGCAACTGACCCATCTTCCATCGCCCTTGAACCTGCGGCAATAGTTGCGTCAGAGAATACTGCACAGACACCTCTGGTTTGGAGCCAGCAGTAGTCACCAAGTGCGGTAACAGCTACCAACGGAACACCGGTTGAGAGCAGGGTGATAGTTCCTGTATGCAGAACGCGGTTCCAAGGGTTAGCAACGATATCAATCTTGGATGTGGTATCAAGGGCGACCTTGATCGGGTCAAAGAGATTGACGTAGCTGGATGCTCCGCTGACAAGTGCCGCCATGCTGGAGATCTTGTAGGTCTGGCCTATTCCGGTTGCGTAGGTCACACAGACATAACCTTCATCGAAGTACCCGGCGGTCGTGGTAGTCACGGCGTTGGTGAAGTTGATCTGTTTTGCTCCGATGGCGCCAGAGATAACCGCCATATTGGTCAAAGAGGTATTCCCGGTAGGTTCAGTGGTCAGGTATCCTGCGGCCAAGGCTTCCCCAGCTACGGCATATCTGAAAATCCTGTCAGCGTCGTAGACCCTCTCCCCGATGTTGTGGGCTTGGGCCTTGTCAGTCACCTCGATGTTGTACGGATCGAAGTCTAATACTTGGGCTATTCCTGCTAATCTCATATTTTTATTATACTCCTGTTACTCCGGTCAGAGTTCCGTGCCTCCTGGGCTGGAAGCTCACCAGATTTCCTAAAATAATAATGTCAGCGATTCCTGCGAACTGTCCTGTCGGCGCTCTGAACCCGGACCAGTTAAATCCGTTGAACTCGCTCATCGGGGGTTCGTTGTACAGTCCTTCGATTGTCTGGCTCCCCAGTCCGATCTTGTCATAGCCAAACATTCCCCGTGCATCCCAGCCGTACCAATCCAGCCAGTTTTCATTGAGCATCCAAATCCTCTGGGCGGTGGATTTCTCATCCCTGACCCAGGGAATGCCCTTGTAGGTCACCGCTACGAATCCCTGTGTGCCGGAAAGACCTTCTTTGGGCCTTCTGGCGCCACCATTGCGGCCAACCTCGTAATATCCGAACATGGTGTAGTTTTCTCTGACTGAAGGAGTCAAAAGCTGTTCATAGAGATCCCAAACGGTCTCGTTGGAAACAATCAGGGTGGGGCTAGAAAGACCTGAACCGCTCGATACTGCGCTGAATAGAGTTGCCAGTTTTGCCAAGGTCAAGGTTCCGCCGGATGCTGTGCGGGTGGCTTTGACTACCGGGTATGTGGTTCTGCTTAATCCGCCCAAAGTATCAACCGTGGTTCCGTCATCGACGATTGCCTGAAGTCCAAGTGGATCTTTGTTTGAATTGCCGGTACCATCGCCGTAAATGACGTCAGCCATTTTATCGAGTAATTCCTGTTGACTCTCTTCCAAGGCCTCCTTGACCAGATCCGTGACCTGGGTTTCGGTGACTGCGTTGGCGACCGCTTCCATACCGGAAATGCCGACCGGAATACGCAGACCTCTCATGTCGTAGGAGAATCTAACCTTGGTTGACAATTGAGTAGCAGTGAAGGTGTCCATCCCTGAGAACGAGGTGGCTCCGCCGGAGGATTGATATTTAATAGCTTTCTTAATAGACTCGCCTTTTCCCTGTTTTGCGTTTCCAACCAGACGAAGTGCCAATACGTTCGATCCTAATACGTTATCTACAACTTTTGGAAGTAAATAATTTTGCGTTAATGACAGAACTCTTTCTCCGAATACCATATTTTTGTTTAGAAACTAAAAAACCAGCCCTCTCGGCTGGCTCTTATAGAACTCTGCGAGTATTATACTGTCCTGTCAAGTGGTTTGTAAAGAGGTAAAAAATTTAACTCGGGAATGAATCAGTTTATGGCAATGAGTACATACCCTTCCCTTATTAGAATCATCGTCATTTCTTGAATTCCCGTCTAAGTGATGCACTTCAAGTCTATCTTTTCTACTACAAACGAAACATGATTTTCCATCATGATTTGCCAACAACCTTAACTTTTTATTGAAATTATCTTGGTCTATAGTTTTATATCCAGTAACAATTTGGTGTATTCTTTGCCTAGATAAGCCTAACTTCCTACCGATTTCAGCATAACTATTTCCCTTTATCCTTAAACTTATAGCCTCTTCCCTCATCCACCAAGTATTGACAAATCAATCCTAAATGTCAAGTCCTATTCAAAACCATTTATTCCCCGTACCGCCTCACTATCTCGTCCATACTCAATCCATGAATTTCTTTATATGTCGGCTTGTTGGCGCCGGTACTCGACCTGGCCGAAGAACCTACTGGGGCGTCAGCACCGAACGGACGCGGATTAGATTTAATCAACTTCCCTTCCTTGGGATCGAAAGTATATCCGGCGCTAACGTAGTCGGTCCTTAAAGATGCCATCGAAACCAGATCAGGTGAATTGTATTTGATCCCCAAAGCAAACAGTTCCTTCCTTGCCTGCTTGCCCGCATCGTTCGGATCCTTAACGTCTTTAACCGCCGGGATGACTCCCTCCTTCTCTAGTTGGGTCAGTTGGGTGTCGAAGTCCTTGTCTATCTGCTCCTGCAGTCCCGATAATTGCTGTTGCCTGGTCTTTTCCTGCTCCTGTTTCTCGACTTCCTTTTCGTCCCATGCTTTTAGAGCGACTTCCCTGGCCTTAAGGGGAAACTCGTCCCAAGTCTTAGGTTTCCATTCCGGGGCCGGTGTTTCTGGTTCTACCGGGGTGGTTGCAACTGTAAGTTTATCTTCAAACTCATCAAGTCTTCCGGTAATGCCCGCCAGGCCATCATTTAACTGCGATAAAGTATCGGAGATTTTGCTGATGTCTTCCTGCGCCACGGGAGGAGGTGTTGCTGGCGATCCTGTCGGCTCTAGCATAGTTTCTTTATATATTTATGTAACGGAAATGTCAAGACTTGTCGTATTCGTGCATCTTCTTCTTCATCACGTCCATCTTTATTTCTTTCTCCGGCTCCGTTTTGTCCATCATATCTTCCGATTTTCCCATCCCCATCGCCTTCATTATTTTGAACGTCCCCTCCATTTTCCGGCTGGACTCCGGCATGAAGACGTCGCCTTTGCTTTGCCTGATCATCTCCGCCATCACCTTTATGCTGTATTTTCCCCCGACCTTCCACGTCTTGATTTCCGGCAGTTCGTCCTCCGTTAATGTGAGTGTCGGCTGGGGTTTCGATGGCCTTTCTGTTAGTCGGGGCATATTATCCTGTCTTTGACCGTTCGTGCATCCGCATAATCTTCTCGTTGTGGTTTGGTTTGGGGATTTTCGCCCCTGACTTCCGGGCTTCGGCCAATGCAATCGCAATATTCTGCTTATGGCTTCTGGCTTTTCCACGCTTGGTCTTGGAGTTTTCCAACTCGCTGATGTTCTTTGATATGGTCTTTTTGCTGGTCCCTTTCAGTAGCGGCATGTTGTTATGGTCTGGTAAACCACTCGGTCATCCTTTTAACTCGTTGACCAATCGTAGGCTTAGGCATCTGGGCTTTGTTGACCATATCGCTGGCCCTTTTTACCATTCCGACTCCCTTTTCCGCACCCGTCGATTCCATAAAACCTTTGACCCGGCCCCTGGCTTTCTCCTGATCGGATTGAAGCTTGTTTATTTCCGCTAGTCGCTCGCTTTGCTTCATGTTTATCTATTATAACATCATAACAATGGTGGACTCCCGCCCGCCGGAGGCGCTTGTGGGGCTGAAACCGGCCCCGGTGGTACCTGACCAGCCTGACCTTGACCTGCACCTTGCTGTTCGGCTATTGTCCTTAATTTAGCAATATGGCCGACAAATCTTTGTTTGGTTTCATCGTCTAATTGCTGGAAGTTATCCGATTTCTCGAACTCCAACATGACCTTCAGGTAAGCCTCATCGACGAACTCCGGTTCAAAGTCCTCCCCTGCCTGTATCCTTTGGATGTCCAAGATGGCCTGCTGTTGGCTTTCATCCGGTGTCTTCCCGGCCATGCCCGCTTCCGGCATCTCAATTCCCGCGACCTTGGCATAACCAGCATAATCCTGCGTTAGGAAAAGGAGGAGCCTCTTCGCCCGCTCCTTGGGGTTGGGCATATCCAGATCCTCAATTAAGGTAAGTGGGTCTATTGATCTCCGGGCCGCCAGCACCAAGGCATCGTTCCTCTTTTGCTGTTTGTCCACCGAACTGGCCTTGACGTTCACGGCGATACCATCCTCGATCTTGTCCCGTGTTAATTCAATCTGTAAATATTCGCCGTTCTTTCCAAGGTTCTTGACGAAGTGGGGCTTGTCGTACATCACCTTCATCATTTGGGTCGCCCAGTTCGCCATTTCATAGACCACTCTTTCAACGACGATGTTAACTATGTCGTCGCTGACCATAAGATCGCCTTCTCGGGTGATCTGCTTTGATATACCCGACTCACTGGGTTGAGTTTCCCCCCTGGTCGTGGCATGGGTGGCGAACTTAGAGTCAATCTGCATCCGGTTGCCGACTAAATCCTGGTAAAGGATCGGGGATGGTTGCTGAGCTGGGATATACATTACCGCCCGGTTGATGTCCTCTGTGTTTTGGATCCAGATATGCTCATCCGGGTCGTTAGTCACCCGCCGAGCCTGTTCCTTGTCTATGTATTTGCCGGAGAAGGCCAATTTGGGAACTGCGCGATCGGCAATCTGGGTTATCTGCCTTCCCCTCTTATTAACAATCTTTTGCAGGGGGATGGATTGCTCCACTGGGCTGGTGTCATCTATAGGGTTCCTTCCCAGACTCTGGTGACTAAGGAATATATATGGTTTCCGGGGCCGGTCGAAGTGATTATGATACAGTTTCTCAACCGATGTCTTTTTGCCGTCCACGATCTTAGGTTCATCCAATTTCTTGTCGTACCCCTCCCAGTCATAGTAGGGGTTTTTCATCTTGCTGAGGATTATCTTTTTGTATTTCCAGCACACTCCCTCATAAATGTCCCCGGAGGCGTCATACCAGGTAAACCAGACCTCCTGGTATTTCATCTTCGTCGCCATTTGCCTTTGAGTTCCCCGGATGATCCCTAAACTTAAAAACAGTTCGTCCTTTTTCGCGGGGAACTTGGATGCTACCAGGGCGATAGGTTCCTCCAGGGTTTCCACGATAAAGTCCATATTGTCGGCCGTGAACCCGTCGTCTGGGATTGTAGCAGTATGATCTACCGTGATCCGTTGTGGTCTAGTTAGTTCAAATATGTAATCCCCGTTCTCCCCCTTGTTCTTGTCCCAGCGGCATTTAATAGCCGACTGCAGATAAAGCGCCAAGTTTCTAAGTCCATGCTTAATCAATCGCTTCGAGGTATCGTTCCTGATCTTTATGTCCAATGCCTTCTCCAGACTCTTTGCTATTTCCCCCTTCAACACCTCTTCACCGGAAGGGGTAACGACGATATCCGGCATCCGCGAGGAGGCAATAGCTATCCGGGTTTCTAAATCCTGCCAGATAATATTGTCCTTGTAGGGAACCTGCCAATCATAGAGTTTGCTTTCGTCGAACTGCTTACCGATCCAGAAGTCCTCATTAGTTTGTCTGCGGGAGTCCAGATGGAGTTCGTTCTTATAATACTGAGTAGATTCATCGACCTTCCTGTCTATTAAATTTGCCAGGTCGTTGTCCTCGATATTCAGGGTAAATGCGCCGGACTCAACCGTAATCTGCGACTCTTTTTCTTTTTCTGGAGAGGGGGATTGGGGGAAATCCATAGTTTTATCTATTATACAACCTATCTACTCCACCCATAGTTTTGTATGACAATGTCGGTTCACCGCAGTCCCGTTCACATATTCTGTTATAGCACCGTTACATTGAACAACAATCGGGGACTTTTTGGCCCCTTCCATTTCTCCGGGCATGATAATACGGATAGAAGAATAATACTCAAAAACAACTTTCCCGCACATGGGACATCTGAACTTCTTTAACTGATCCTCGCTGTCATCATCTAACCAAACACTTATTTTTTTCGACTCCATTCAAATTATTATACCACCGCTAATTATTCTCCCAAGTCTTGCCCAGCTTCAGGTTTTGATCCTTCATTGCCGCCCAGAAGTCGGGTGACTGGATCTCGCCGCGCTCGTTAAGTTCAAAAGTCTTAGATGGTTTTGTCGGCCCGCTCTCTTTAACCGCTCCTGAAGCCACCATAACCTCCCAATGGCGCATCAGGGCTATGGATGCGGCATCAAAGGCATGGTCCTCACCCGCCTTGTCGATCATCTCCAGCCGATCCTTTGAGTAAACCAGTTCGGGAATTGTCCTGATTAGATTCTCGCACCGATTGAGAACCTGAAAATATGGCTTCCCATCCGGCGCATCACGCAGGTAGTTGTGGGTTATCGTCACCCGGTTCTGCACCGCTACCGTACCCATTGTATTTCCCCGGACAATGAAAGGTCTGAACGCTCCGAGATCCCTCCATGTGTTTTCAAATATCGAGGCCACGGTTTCGTTTCCGCCCAGCATAGAGAAACAATCGTGTGGCAGGACGACCTCGCTAACCTTCTCCACTTGTAGGAATATCTTGATCTGGTTGGCCCATTCCTGTGGTTCGGTTTTATTTTGATATAGTTCCCTGTATGCGTATGCTCGGCCATCGGGGGTAAATGCTTCCCAGATGGCACAGCCGGGGTTATTGTATCCCCAGTCAAAGCCTATCTTCTTCTCGCAGAGTTCGACAGGGTATTCCGGGTCGGCCAATGTGTGCCTCTCCCGGCGCCATTCCTCAAACACTTGGCCGGAGAATATATCCCAGTCGCCCTCCATATATGCCCGGCGTTTGGCATCTGGCAGAGAGGACAACTGCTTTACATACTCCTCGGTCGTATAGGAATTGTCTGCATATCTGGCCGGGACGAAAAAAAACCTATCCTGCTCATGATCCGGGCTTTTGGCGTCAGGAGTCACCCACTTCCTCTTAACGAATCCGTGTCCCACTCCGCCGGGATTGGTTGCCCCGACGAATTTAACATCGTTGATTTTCCCGTACCTTAACCTGAACCGGAGATCGTCAAAGGTGGACTCCTTGTTTTCAGTTAACTCCTCGACCAGTATGGCCGCGAACTCGGCCGACTTGTACTTAGATGGATCGTCAAGATTCCTAAGTAAAACCAGAAACGATCCATACTTAGGACTGCCCATAAATGCGTAACCCTCGTCCCGTGACTCCTTAATTTGACCGAGGAAATCCGGAATCTCGTTCTTTATCTTAATCACCTGCCGGTCCTTTAATGTTGGATAGTCGGCAGAAAAAAGACCAATGGGTACATTCTCAATTCCATATTTGGCGAAGTAATACATTCCGAGACCGATTGAAGCCCAACGCAGGAAGTAGGATTTCCCACCAGAAGCCGCACCTCCGTAAAGTAGGTATTTGCATTCCGGCTTGAGGAGCGTAAACCACGCCGTTTTCTGTTTCTCCTGAAAGTTGGCGAGCTGGGTAAACTTGATCTCCTCATTTTCCATTTGTGTCTATCTTAATCATTGGGGTAATCTTTTCTCCCTTACTAGTGATATCAGCCGTGGATACAGGATATCCGTCCGTCCGGTCCATGATATCCTTGATTGCCTGCCGATCGCCTTCTACTCCCATTTTTAATAGCCGCTTTGCTATAGCTTTTTTTGCCGAAATCATTTGACCGTCCTTTGCCGTCAATACCTCCTCTGCCGCTTCCTCTAATAGATCAGCCCATGTCCAGCCACGCTTTGGCCGACCATTGGGATTTCCCGATTCTCCGGGTTTCCATCTATGTCCTATGTTAACTTCTTGTTTTACATCGCCGGTGTCACTGTCTGCCATTCTTCTCCTTTCTTTATGAAGTTAGCATAGCGTTTGCGGATGGTATCGACATAATTTGGATCGAGTTCCATCATTTTACAGGTGCGGTTGGTTTGTTCACAGGCGATGAGGGTAGAGCCGGAGCCGCCAAATAGATCAACAATGTTTGTATTTTCAGCCAATGAGTGATACTTCATGGCTCTTATATATATTTCAATCGGCTTTTGTGTTACATGAAGTCCGTGTTCCTCCTTGCCCATATTTATTCTGCGGACATACCATATCATCTGCTTATGGCTTGGATACATCCACGCCAATTCAAACGAACTTCCAAACACATCATTTTCTTGGTCTGAATGTGCTTTTGCCCATACGATAAAATTACCATCATAAAAGTTCGGGATAGTATTGCAAAAGTAATTCGCACCCCATATACACCAAATATCACATTTCGGCCATGCGATTGTTGTATAATCAAAGGGTTTATCATCACCTATAATTGGCCGTTTTACATACGTTGGTTTTGCCCAATTCTTGCTTTCCTTATAAGCTATCCCGTATGGAGGGTCAGTTAGTATCATATCCGCTTTCTTCCCATCCATTAGTTTTTCCACATCTTCAATCTTGGTCGAATCACCGCAAAGGAGTCTGTGTCTTCCGAGTTGATACATTTCGCCCAGCTTTGACGCAGCCGGTTCATCTGATACTTCTGGTACTTCATCCTCTACCACCTCTTTAAACTGATCCAGTAAATCCTGAAGGTTTGTCGGTTCCTTTAAATCCACACTGTAATCTTCCCAATTAAACTCCGGATAATTAGGAACGAGATTAGCTAACAAATCGTCGTCATAAAAACCAGACCTTTCGTTGAGAACCAGAGCGATCCTTAATTTCTCTGCCTCGTCTTTTGGTTCGACCACCTCCACCCAGACATCCTTTATTTGCAGGTCACGGTATGCCTTGATACGCATATTTCCCCCGAGAACCTCGCCATCGCCGGTAATGACCAAGGGTTGCATCTGTCCGTGGTCAGTAATGTGTTTCTTTAACCTTTCAAAGCCATCCTTTGTTATAGATCGGGGATTGCGGTCCCATTCATGGAGGGTTGATATGTTTCTGAAGTCTTTTGCCATATTGTAACGGTCTGGGTTTATTTTAACATAGCATTTATTTCACGGCCGTCATTTTTCATTCCTAGGCGTGAGGCCGATGCGAATAACCCCGATGTTTGGGAGTCAAGCACCAAAATAACACGGCCAAAAGTGGCAAATAACACGGATGGGATGGGATAATCGACATTTCTCGAAGCGTATAATTGAATTAGTGGCGATGTTAAGCCACGCCTAGCACATTAAAATAGAAAGGGGGTGAAACCCAAATGGATAAACCAGCGCAAGATGAATGGAATGCTTGGAAGGGGATAGTATCTACCCTAAAAGAAATTGGTGTGGATATAAATGAACAAGATGCCCTGACCGAAGCAATCCGATTCTGGGGATGGAAGTTTTATCACTTCCAAACTTGGCAAACGGAATCCAAACACCATGACACAACCTAAAGGCCGAGGATGGCATTTACAGATGTCAATCGTAAACGCTCGGAGTTGGGTCAACAGGTGTTACCCAAAGTATCCACTATTTGAGGGCTTGGATAAGAAACAAGCTCACGAATATCTGAACCGGTTAGAGAAAGCCGGGATGATTTGGGCACCGTGCGGATGCGATAAATGCGCACTGGACGGTAGATGTCTGGGATGGGATACTGACGAGAAGTATCCTACCATCGTATGCTCGTAAATAATCGGGCGGTCTAGCAAACCGCCCTTTTATCTTACCAGATTTTTAATAAATGATTTATATCTCTCTGGGTCGGATCTGGCTTCGATCACTCTCTCTTTGAAAGCCGCAATCTTTTCTTTCTGCCGGGACTCGTTACTCTGGACCTGTTTACTATAATCCACCAACCTTGAGTATCCGGCGCGTCTAATCTCCTCTGACGAAAAGAAATTATGAACCTTGTCTGGGTATTTATCCACGAACTCCGGGTTGATCTCTAACTTCTTAGAGGTCTTGTTATAGGTATGGGGCTGGATCAGATCGTCGTGATGTTTTTCCCTTTGCTTTTTAATCCGTTCCGATCCCTCCGTCAGGTTTCGGGGTTTGCCTTTGGAATAGGTTTCGACCTTGGCCCGGCAGTCCCGACACCAGATCACGCCGTACTGGGGATGGACCTCTGCCGGTTTGATCCCGCACCGGGGGCAATCTATGGATAGACTGTCATTTTTGCATAGATTGTTATTCAGCCGATTCTTTTTCTTACGGGCAATAGACCTCGTTTCCTTGGCAGACCCCCTTTTAGGATGACTTTTCATCGTCGTCTATTATATTCTTCATCTGATTGATAAAACCCTTGTCCTTTTCCTCTTGGATCTCCTCTGGCCTGATCGCCTTAACCATACCGCTCTTGGTGTCCTTCTCGGAACCATCGGTGGCCTGCCGTGGGGCGTTCTTGTCCTTAGAGGGTGTACTTGTCCTCTCCCTTAGTTTTCCGTTGGCCCATACGTACATCACTACCGCCCCGGCCATCCAAAATGAAATACCAATGAAAGCCAGTAAATTAATCTCAATCGTCATATCATCCTTTCTATTTCCTGCAACTTTTTGTATTCATCCAATATCGACCAATGGAGAAGCCAGCGGTGTTTGCAGCGCATACAGGTAACAACCTGATCCCCGGTATGCTTTAAAACAACACTCCCGTCGCCGCAGGGAAGTTTCAGGATCTTCTTCTTCGATTTCCTGTCCCGTTCCTCGAACCTTTTAAATTTATCATTCATCGCCATACCGTTTACGTTTGTCCTTCCAGTTTTTAACAGGTTTGGCATTACCGGCGTCAAATTGCTGTTTCTTTTTCTGCCTACAAGATTTGCACCTTTTAGGATAGGTGAACCCCATCGTGTCGAAGAATTTCTGCTCGCCTTCAGCGAAGTCGAAATTTTCCCCGCATGAGATACAAGATATTGTCATTTTTTAATTTTGTTTAATTGTCGGTAATGTTGATATAAATTTTCTAATTCCTCATAAGTAAACTTATGTATTTTCCTGCTTCTTTGTACTAAGTCATCAATTTTATCTTTGCCATATTTTTTAATCAATCTAACTGCATATTCCCCAGCATTTCCCCTTTTCCAAATATTGCAGTTATAGCATTGAGCATTCACGTTCACCTCGTCAAAATAGGTCGCCCCATAAGTCCGGGGAACAAAATGTCCAGCGTGCATTTGGGAACCCCGTGCCGGTTTATCGCAGGTAAAACATATCCATGAGTCTCGCTCTCTTATGTACCTAGAAAATTCTTTCCAAACCAATTTTTTAATTTGCGATACCCTCTTAGATTTCATTAATTTTATTTTTATCGGCATTTAACCGTTTTTTCTTTTCCTTGTCCCTCAACGAATCCATCTTTCTTTTTAGTTTCTTTGCCTCGCCCCGAGGTGGATGGAGTGAAGGGTCGTGTTGTCCCATCTTAAACTCCATCAGGTTTAACTTTCCTCTTCAATATCTGCTCCTTCTTGTGGGCAACAACCCTGTCGACATTCTCCTTGATCTCCTTGCCGGTATAGAACCTCCAGTTCCGGTCGTTTACCGTCAGACTGCGGTTGGCCAGGTTAATCACGCCGGTCCGTTCCATCTTAAGGAGCGTAATGTATGAGTGGCCGATCTTCAGTTTCGGATACTTCTCTCCCGCCGCCTTCAATGCCTCCATCATGTGTTTTTTGGTGTATAGATCGTCCATACTATATATTTATATTATACCACTTATTTCGGCAGCGTAGATGATGAGGTGGTGGATCATAATTTTCCCCAAGTAACTTCAATAATCGGATTTTCTTTATATGGAGTCAGTCTAACGATTCGCTCACCGTTGGGCAGTTCCCAGTTCAAATAAACTCTTCCATTTTCTTCCGAGTACCATTCAAGCACCGTTATCTCTTTTACCTGCTTTATTGGTTTCTCTTTCCTTTCCCGGCTTCTGGGGGGAGTCTTTACTGATGGTGAGTTAGTCATATTTTGGTAGCAATATTTAGAACAACGGCAAGAATAAATAACTGAATAAACATTATGTAAATTAGTCCCAAAAGGATAGCTCTTTTAATTTCATTCCATAACTTTTGATTTTTGTCATGGCTTACTGCCCATTCCTCAAGTATTTTGCCAACAAGTTCTGCTTGTGTTGTGTCTTTCTTCTTTACTGATGGTGAGTGGGTTTTCATGCCTTCTTGGCCTCCTCAAAATGATTTAACATTATCTTTCTATCTAAGCATGACTTGGTATCTTCGGAATAATAAATAGCCTGTCTCCATTTCTCTAATATTTCCTTTACTGCTTCTTTACGGGATTGAGTGAGGAGGGAACGGATGAAGTCAATTAAGCCAGACCAATATTTGAACGGTACATCTATGTAAAATAGATTGGTTTCCAGTTTTCTCTCCCACTCTACTCTCTCGTCTTTACTTGATACTGGGGTTACTCTCTCGTCTTTCTTGGTTTTAATTAGCTGTTTTGGCATAGTTATTTCTTCCCTACGGTAATCCCCAGTATATAACCAAGAACAAAGGCAAAGATGATCTTGAGAGTAATCATAAATACCAGAGTTTCATGATCTTTTTGAAAACCAGTTACGATATAGAACAACCTCGGCATCTCTTGACACCCCGTCTTTGTGGTTGCACTCGTATTTCCCCCGCATCTCAAATGTAAAACCCTTCGGTTTCACTCTCTTTTTAAATTCCTCACAAAACTCCTCAAATATGTCTTCCATCAGTAGGGGTTGGGCCACAATCGCCCGGAAAACCATGTACGCCTTAGAGGTGCCAATCATCTTATTGCCAGATGGAACATAAGTAAGAGTCGCTGTGTAATGGGTAGGCAAGAAATGGTGGGGGCAAAGACCCTCTGCCTCAAATCCGGTTAATGTTATTTCCCCCGAATAGGAGGATAAAAAAGTCGTGTCTAATTCTTCTAACACCGATTGTTTCATTTCCACTCCCCGATAATAATAATTGACCATCCGTTCCCACCGTTCCACTGATTTGTCCAGACTTTCTGCATAGCGGGGGTCGATTTTGATGTAGTCGTTTATTTTCATTTAAAGTGTGGGTCCGGGGTGATCCCCTTAGATAAACACAAATCCTTGTAAATCCCATCGTAGGAGCGGGTGATGTTGGCGTTAAGGTCGAAACCCAGTTTTACCGCCAGCTTTTTTATTGGTTCCTTTTCACCTTCAATCTCGACATAGTTTCCGAAGGAAAACTCGTCAAGAAATACTTTCACCCCGCCCAACTCCCAAATGGTGCGGTGTCGCTGATAACTGGAAACTGGCGTGTACCCCAATTCCTTCAAAACAAAGGCCACCTGCTCGGGGTTTTCAATCTCTGACTCGTATTCGATCTCTACCTTAATGCCGTTCCTGGTGACAGGTCGCTTGTATGATAGAGAGTTTATGTGACCGGCGGTCCTGATCCGAAGCCGTCCGTCCGACTCGATCATAAACTTGGAGGGGTTGTCGTACATGGTGGTGGTTTCCAGTACCCGGAGGTGAAAAATCCGAGCCCCGATTTTATCTATGGCCGCACGAAACTCTGCCATATTATCCAGTTTAAACTTCAACTCTATTTCAAGGTTGTCTTTCATATTTTGTAGATAGTGTATAAGACATTGAAATAACCCAAAGTATAGCCGTTCCCAGTTTGGGTAGTCCCTTTAACAATCTTCCTGATGTTGTTTTTGTTCTTATCCCACAATTCGGGGCGTTTCTCCGACAGGAATTTAATCATCCCCAGCATTTCCTCATCCGTTTTTGTTTCCATGTTGATGGGGATAATTTCTCTCTCGTATTTAACATACTTTTTGACTATCTCCTGAACCTGCAAATCCGTCCTGTTGGAAATATCCGGGTGGATCTTCTCTTTGATTACCTGCATCAACCCGTCGTAGGTCATATTGAAGATGTAAATCTTGCCCCCGACCTTGAGTAGTTGGTACATTTTAGCAATAGCCTTCTCTTTATCATCCAAGTAAGTCAACAAGTGGGAGGCCAAAATCACATCGTATCTGCTGCTGGTTTGAAAGTCCTCAAACTTGGTATTGTGGCAGACAATTCCCTGTTTTTCCAAGTTTTCACAGTAATTCTTCTTTTCCTCAACGACCTCTACCCGATCAAACATATCTTTCAAAGCAAGGGTTATTGTCCCTTCCCCACACCCTATATCCAGAAGTGACCCGCCTATCTTGCGGCGTAGGAGTGCAATCTGCTGAATCTTCTCGTCAGAGTGGCTAAGGAAAAACTGAAATTGATTGCCATTCATAGTGATGATTATATACCATGTTTATATAAATATCAACTACCCCCCTTGCAATCGCAGAGTTCCAGTGGCTCCGATAGTTTCCACCCCCCGCAATATTCGCAGGTCACCGCGTGTACGGTCTTGGACCACCCGATTGGTTTGCCACTCTCGGTCATCAGCCCCCGTTCCCTTAGTATGTCGCTCCGGCTCAACTCCCTGGCCTTTCCCAGCCATTCCTCGGCCTCCTCCTTGGTCTTGGCTTTGTTTATCTCCGGCAGAGCCAGACGGAGTTTGTCGTAGGGGATCTCGGCTATTTCCTCCATCCGGTACTTCAATCGTAGGATCATCGTCTCGTAAACCTGAATGTACGCCTGGACCGTGGACGGCTTCTGGCTCAGCTCCCCGCTGCCCAGGAACTCCGTCCAGGTGTCGTAACCCCCCTGGCCCAGATCCCGGTACAACTTGTCGTCCCGGAACCGCTTCAATATCCTCCCGATCTCCAAAAAAAGGTAACTCTGGGTTCGGAGCATGTCCTTCAACTCCTTCAGGAGGTCGAAGGCGACTATAGATTTGTTTTTGTCCATGTTTTATCCCAAGGCTTTGGCCGCGTCCTCGGCGACCTCTTCCGAAGTATAACCCACGTCCTTATATTCCACCTTCCAGATATGGGGGGCTTGCTTACCGCCCTTGCCCTTCTCTCCCAGACCCTTGTAGGTTATACGAACCTGCTGGCCAATCCTGACCGGGATCATCCGCTGGTCCAGGATAGTCGTACCCCAAATTTGGATGATTTCGTGGTCGGACAACCTCTCGATGTAGTAGATATTGGACTTGTTTTCTCCGACCTCGATTTCCTTGTTGATGTAAAGTCCTTCCACTACCTCGCCTTCCTTGGTAGGTTTCCAAAATGAACCTTCTGAAATTTTGTATTCGCTCACATTAATCACCTCCTTAGATCCGGGCTGTTGACCAGCCCTTTTTAATCGTTCCGATGATGTTTGAGGATTTGGCCTGCTCGATGATCTCTTTGTTTCTTTCGTTAGCCATTTCCAACGCCAGATCGGCGATGGCCCTCTTTAACTCACTGAAAAGCCTTTCAACGCGCTCTTCCGTTGTCTCGGCAGTCGAAGGTTGTGAAATTGGTCCATTGGATTGGGGTTGAAACGTAATCAGGTCTTCCTTGTCCATCTGGGATTGTAAATCCTTGTTCTCCTTTATTTTCCTGACCACCCATCTCAATATATCCCCGCCTCTCAACCTCACTACCTTTTCACCGGCCAAAACAGCTTGGATTTCCTTGATCCAACGATAACCCGTTGACATGACTACCCCAACAGCATCAGACGCTTCTTTATATGAGAAGCTTCTGTTGTAGGTGTTCCAAAGGATCATAACCTCTGTGGCGTTTAAGTATTTCTTGTGTTTCAAATTGTTTCACCTCTTTCTTTGCGTGTTACCTTAAAATCTATGACCCTAAACATATCCGCGATGTGACTTAGTACCCAGTAAGCAAGAAGTACCGGCAGGAGTACCAGGATGGCGAACAAGGATAATTTGCCGTATTGCATGGCCTCTTCCTTTTCGGTCAGATATTTTCCTTTGTTTTTTGTCGATTGCATAGATTTATCTTTGTTATTATAGCGTATATATAGATATAAAGTCAAATTCTGTATTGCGTCCCCCTGGCTGGGAGGAACGCAGACAAAACTCGTCTACCAAACCAACCAATAGGTTGTCTTGAAAATACGACTTTGATTGCTGTCTACAACCACTGGACTAATAAATGTACCGTCACTGCAGGGATTTCTCCCCCGGATGGTAAATGTATATCCCAGGTTCGGGTTAAGGTGGTCTATCACCACATGGCCGGTGTTTACCCCGGTCCATGAAAACTGCCAGTCTTTGGCATCGACCTCCTTGTAAAAGACATCTATCAACGAACTATCGCCGGGAATCCAGCGCAGAGTCGCTGAGTCACCAGCTCTTTCAACTAGGAAGTTCCAGGGTTGAACGGCCGGTGAAGGCTCTGAACACATAGGAGCCTTGGGTTCCTCGCCCCCGTTTTGGGGTTGAGGGAATCCTCGGTCCGGTTCCGGCGTTGGTGTCACCTCGGGTTCCCTTGTCGGTACCGGCGTAATTGAAGGTTCCGGCGTGATCGTCGGTTGGGGCGGGATCGGAGTTTCCGTCGGGGGGATAGGAGTAGATGTCGGCGGCACCGGCGTCACAGTCGGGGGAACTGGTGTCGGTTGTGGCACCTGACAATCGTTGTAAAAGATCGCTTGGCCTGTCACATCCCAGTTTCGGGAAGACCAGTAACCATCCCTGTCATCATCATAGAACGGCGGGATTATATCCTGACCATCCTGGTGAGATGATTTGTTGTGGTCGCCATTTCCTAATCCGTCAACTGAATCGTCGTCGACATTGTTGAAAGTCCAACCACTCCCGTTGTTTTTGTGGCAAATATCAACCTTGTGGCTGACCGGGGTTCCATGCGCGAAGGCTACTATACCGAAATAGGCCGCCCCGATTAATAGTGCGAACATTGAAGCTAAAAATATATACTTTCTCATTATCTAATTCACCTCCTCCGCAATCTCCTCGTCGGGTTTTATTCCCTTCGCCTTGGCGTCGGCAACTAACCCGTCGAAGTCAGAAAAATGCTTTTTAATCTCCTCGATTATTACCAGATTGGCCGGGGTCATCTTGTCTCCCTTCACGCACCGCCCCATTACTCTATTCCAACTGTTGACCTTCGGCGCCCATTCGTTCTCGTATTCGGCCTGGTCTTTGTATTTATAGAGCATTGTCAAAAACACGGAGTACGCAACCTTCCAGTTCCGGCTGAATTTGCCCGCCAGGGGGTCGTAGGTGACGAGTTTCTCGGCCGGAGGGGTTTCGTTTGATCTGTAGTACCCAGTCATGGTTTCGATGTCCTGCCGATAAAGTTGTTCTATCGGGGGTATCGGGTACACGAGTTTGTAACCCGGAGGCGGGGCCAACTGGTTGAGAACCCCGAACTCCAGCAGTCGCAGGTCATCCCGGCAGATATAGACGATGTGGGCCTCCCTCATCCCCTTGCCCTTCAAATAATGGAATGCCTGTAGTTGGTGATGGGGGTCGGGTCCGGTCTTCTCGTACCGCTCGAACATAAAAGAGGAGCAGGATTTTATCTCCAGAACTATCTCGTTCAGCCCTTGGGGATAGTTTTTAGACAAATACTCTACGATCTTAGAGGTCGCCCGACCAAAGAACTCCGGCAGTTCCAGACTCGCTACTTCTTCCTTAGCCTTTTCCCAGTCTATCTTCCCTCCGGCGATAAAGTCCAATTTACCAGTTACTTTTAAAAGCCCGGGGTATTGGAAGTTGACATACTCCTGGGTTCCTTTAAAAATACCGGCCCTTTTTAAAACCATCCCAACCAACCATTCAAAAGTGTTGCCGGCCTCGAATTTTCTCCTGCTTCGGGCATTGGGCGGGTTAGTGGGTTTGGTACCCTTCATTTTCAGGTATCGATCGATCATCGACCCACCGGTCTCCGAGGCCCAAATGTAGTCCCTCATCTTTGGTTCCCGTTCCTCGCCGGTTTCAAGTGCCTCGTTCCATGCGGTCTGGAGTCCCCAGGTCATGTCGTTTTTCTTGTTGTTTACCACGCTCATATTATATATAAATATACATCATTAATCAAGTTTGCGCGGATGTTTCGGGCAATAACTTCTGTCTCCGTAATAACCCTGCTCTATTTCCTTGGCGCCGCAAACCGGGCAGTAAATACCCCAAATTTTCCCGATCAGTTTTTTGATAAAGAGTTTCATTTGGTCAATTTTTGCTCTTCCAATTCGACAAATAAACATTTAATCAAGGTTAAGAACTCGTCTTTTTGTTTCCCCATGTATTTGGGGTAAATCCAGGTGAATGTTTTTTGAGTCCTTGAGTGGGGCAATCTTATTGTAATTTTGCCGTTGGAACGGTAGGTCTGGTACCCGGTGTCCTCGTAAGACCAGTCTTCCCACCATTTTATTTTTCGTTGCATAAGTATTTTCTTGAAAGTTCCAAATAATTAGACATGATCCTGATGATGTCGTCCCGGTCTAGTTTGCCCTTGGAGAGTTCCCTCACCCTGGGGATGTCGAACATGTTGGTCTTGCCGGATTTTCTGATCCTCTCGTAAATCAGGAACAGTTTTTTGTTGTCTTCATCGGTCATAAAAGTAGGCAAAGATGAGAAATAACGCGTTGCCGACAAGGTAAATCAAAATACCAATTGCCTGAATGATGAAATACGCAGCCACCAAACTCCAGATCATATCTCGACCTCCAGCTCCAGGTATCTGAACGCCTTTTCCAATCTTTGCCTGGCTTCTTCCTCGGCGTGGTTGTCCAGCCAGTAACTCCATCCTATCTCCTTAAACTCCGGGCCGTTTTCGTCCAGTCTTGACCATAAATTGCTATCAATCGCCATCTCCCGGCAGTATGCCTCCTGCCAGGTGTTCGGTTTAACGTGCCATTCCCTCTTCATAAATTCCTCCCCTTCGGTTTGGTATCTCTCCTTCAATGTTTCCGCCACCGACATCGCCAGGTTCTCCTGTTCCTCATTCCCTAAATCATTGAAATCAACCGAAAAATGCCTTTTCATGCGTATTCCTCCTGTAAATACTCCTTTAGGTCGCTGTATTGGCTCTCGTGGGCCTCCGGGTCGAGGCACTTGGCGCAGGTCCAGTCCTCCTTGCCCAATGCTTGCCCGGTTTCCTTGTCGTAGTCGTCCGCCCAAAATACCCTTACGCAGAAGTTCCTTTCCTTGCAAATCGCGCATTCGTTTAACCCGATCCTAGTTTTATTATTGTTTATCATGGGTACATAGTACCATATATAAATGTAAATGTCAAGTCGTGGCCTGTTTAGGCGCGAATATGGCCTCGGCCTCGGTTATTTGCCTCTCAAACACCGGGTCCGGCGCCGGTTTATAAGTCCGTCCGGCTCGTAAGGTAAAAAATTCCCTCATGTGTAACTGCATCCAGGCCAAAGATTTCCGGGGAGGTTCAATCGGCTTAACATGACCGGTTACATGATCCGCCGGCGACTTTACAGGTTCCTTTAATCTATGCAAATCTTCCGGTTCTTGCATAGGTTTGGTTTCCCAGGGGAGTGGCTGACCGGCCGAATTGTAGGTTATATTATCCATTTTTTATCAGTTTGACCTCTCCGTCTAAAACCATTCTTTTATATTCCTTTGCAAATTCCCATTCCTTCTCATACTTGTCACCACCATAGCGACTGTTAAGAGCATCTATTGATTTGAGGTTTCCACTCACCCATGCCGGGAAACATGGGTCATTTATAATCCGGTTCGTCTTTATCCTCATTTTCTCTTCGTCTGCAATTGAAGCAATGGAAACCCCATTTATAACTGCATATCCCAAGTTTACAGGGAGTCGGCTTTCCATCCCGGCGATTAAAGCCTTGGCCTCATCCTCAGTTACCAGAAACTCATCTCCGTTAATTAGTTTGACTTTCCACATGGATCATTCCTCCTCTCTTTTGCTGGGTTTTTAGTTTAAAGGAGTCGGTCTTGACCCACTTCATCAGCGTCAGTCTCCAGTTACGACCCCGGAGTTTAGAATTGCCGGGGCGTTCGCCGGCCCAAAGAACCATGTCATCGTATTTACTCCTGACAAAAGAGGTCGGTACTTGGTACTTGTTTGAGATTTCCTCGAAGTCTTTTTCACCAACGTCTCCTATAGAGAGAGTATGTGTATCCTTCTTATGTGTATCCTTTATATACAGTTTTTCTGTAGGTGGTTTTGCAGTTAAACTGTAGGTGGACTCCACCTGTTGTTTTTCTGTAGGTGGATCTTTTCTCCAAATAGATTTATCGAGTAAGACATAAGTATTGTTCATCCAGACACCCTTTTCGTTTTTAGTTCTCTTAATATCAATTAATTCATATTCCTTTAATTTTTTGATTTTACTCATTACTGTTCGTTCCTTTATTCCCAGTTCTTCGGCTATTAATTTTTGTGATGGGAATGCTTCTTGGGTTTTGGAACAATGTCGGCATAAAGATATGTAAATCATCGAAGCCGTAACTCCTAAATGTTTTGCAAAACCATTAAGATAGAGATCGTCTACTACAAAATACTGTTTATTTCTCGTGTCAATTACCCTGAAAGGTTTCCCCATATTTACAGTATAATTACATTTATTTCAATCAATGTCCAACACCACTTTCTATCACTTTCTATAACAAACCATACCAGAATTTATTGGCACTCATCCCCCCCGGTTTGCCAAATAACGGCCCGTAATATATAATCGTCGCAAACCTGTGGGATGTTACGCCTCCCGGCTAACGACCCGTCCTAAAAAACGAGTTCAAACCACGGGTTTTTTTATTGGCAGAGCGACAAGAACGGCCTAGTTGATTTTCATTTGCCAGACGGCCGACCCTTGGGGTCAATGTCCAACCGATCGCCCGAGTCGCCCGGCCAATGGGTTCCCTTCGAGATGGAGTCAACCCTTACTCCACCTTCCTAACTTAACACTTTATTTCCATAAGTACTAGACGGGGGATAGTCTTATTCGGTATATTCCTCCCTAAACCCCAATTCCTTTCCTTCCTCCTCGTTGATGATATACAAAACTTCCGGTTCTGGCCCACCTCCCCTTCCAAAAATTCTTCCTATATGCCTAATTACTCCCATAGCGAATAATCCATCGGCATTACTGCAGTTCTCTCCCTCGTAAAAGGTTGCGATATCAACATCTTTATTTAGTCCCGGGTTAGTATAGTTTTTCAGGGGTACTCCTAAAAGGAATTTACCTCTCTCTATTCCACTTCCGAAACAAACTCTGAAAGGGGTCATCTTCTCCTCCTTACCGGTTTGGGGGGAGGTTCGTCCTCTGGGTAACTTCTGGTACCGTCAAAAATATCCCACCAGTGCTTTTTCTTACTTGGATCGTATCTGGGATTGGGTGCGGTATCGGGTTTTTTCTCTCCGGGATGGGTCAGGAGATACCTAGTAGCTTTATCCTGCATCTTCTGGATGTAGTAATCATCTAATTCCGGTGTACCCGAATGGTATCTTTCTCCGGCCTTTTGCATCCGATGGTGTTCGTCAACCATGTCTTCAAAGGGAGACTGTCTGGGAATTTTCTTGCTTCTTATTCCGGTGATAGCTTTCATGTGTTCATTTTGTTGTTTCCATTCCCGATATTCTTTGTATGCCGCACCCGCATCAGGATGGAAGGCAAAGTTATCAGAGTATTCTTCGCCCCCCGTATTCCTTACATGATGTTGTTCACACAAGGGAAGACCAATGGCGTGTTCAGGATCGTCACCGCTTGCTAAGGCCGTCCCCTCGGGAATTATATGGTGGATTTGTCGGGAAGGTTTACCGCATTCGTGCATCCCATCTCTCTCGGTGTAGACACCACAGGTACAACGATAACCGTTGACCTTGTGCCAGAAGGCTGCAGTTTTTTCCTTAAAGGCCACACTAAACGGGCATCAGTTTGGCAACTAATGATTTTTCGTCTAAACCAAACCAAACATCTAATTGATCCCTCAACCATTTACCAAAAGCTACTAGGAAACCAGTTAAGAAAGCGATCCCTACAATCTGTAAAGATTCTTCCAGTTTTGACCAGTCTGGTTGTAAGGCAAAAGCTGAAACCAATCCGGCTGAAACGGCAGCTCTCACGCCTCTGTATAAAATGATTGCCCATTCAGGAAATTGTTTTTTTGCCATAAATAGATTTCACCTCCTTCTAAATCTTTTTATAGAGTTTCCATAAAAGACTAAGAATGGTCCAAGATTTAAGGAACCGATATCCTGCCGGGACTTTAGCGTCATTCAATTTCTGTTGCAGGGCATCCCTCTCGCCAATTAACGATTCTATCTGCTTTTTCACGGCTGTATGGGCAAGTAAAAGGGCTGAATCGGACGGAAAGGTACCAACACACCCTTCAATAGAGTCCCGGTATTCCTGTATACGATCTTCCAAGATCATTAACTTAGCCATTTCCACTTCAACTTCTATTAAATTAGAACCTGCCGGGAGATTCCATTCTTCAACCCATTTAGAGATAAACCCATCCAGCATTTTAGCCTTAGATTCCAGTCCCGGCACCGCCAAATAACTGCCATGCCAAGAGCGAACTATCCCTTCGAGGTTATCTCCGGTCTTGCTGTTCGCAATCAGGTAATCCAAGGCTCGTTTTTGGTCGTCTGGAATTACAGGGGAAACTGTTGGAATGGTTTTATTAAAAACAGCATAACCTTTAACAAGCGGATAATATGAGGTTGCTTTTTCTACTCCTGTCCAAGGATCTAACATTCTCTGATTGCCGGTATAAACTACCCAATGCATATCTAATGGGGAATCAATCTTGCCGTCAAAATCTACTTCAACCAGGCTGAATCCGTTTCTCTGGATGGATTCTTTTACGGTATCGTTGTCGTATGCTTGACTCCGGGCAGCAAACTGCAATTCCGGGAAGGCGAGGGGAACTCTGGGCCAGTAAATTAAATCGTTCTGAAATCCCTGTACGGCTTTTAGACGGTCATTTGCCACATCGGGAGGGGTGTCTGTCGCCATCGCTATACAGGTCAGGGTACATCCGTATCGGCCAATGGTTGAAGTAGAAGAATCCCCCAGGAATTTATTACTCCATTTAGAATCTCTTTGAGAAAAGAGAGTCATTGTTTATTATTTGAACAAATTAACGATGTCCGAAATCACTGTCGGCAACCGGGTGAGGACGAAGAACACCGCGGCACCTATCATTCCCGCGAAATACTTCCATATCTTGAGGGAGTTCTGGAAATCGTGGATCTCCTGTTTCATCCCCAACATCTCCTTATATGAGTTCGGGGCGTCGGTTTGCAATGCTAAGTCTTCAATTTTTTTTATCCTGACCTCATGCTCGGCAAGTTTGGTGCCGGTGCCGTCGCCCATCGCCTTGACATCGACGATCAACCTATCAACCTTGGCATTGAGCGTGATAAGTAAATCATGGTCTGACTTCATCGGGGGTGTCATATCAGAGTGTCGCCATTAACTTAGTGATGAGTTGTTTTGCCAGCACCTTGGTTTCGTCATCGAAATTACCGACCTGTTTTAACTTGGAAGGCTGACCCGCCGTAGCGCCCTGTGCGCCCTGCGGTGCTTGGGCTGGCGGTAAGGAGCCTGTAGGTAGAGAAGGTGTGGGTGGTGCTGGCTGTGGGGACGGTACGGGGACATTTGAGCCACCTGTCGGTAGTTGTGCGCCGGGACCGGACATCTGACTTATTACCGGAGATGCACCACCGCCTTGTCTTCGTGCTATAGCGTCCCTGATAGCTTGAATGTCGATGTCTGCCATATATTTATTATACTCTAGGGATTGCCGTACAAACCCTCCGGTGTTGTCGGCACCGTTTCCTCGCTTTGGATACCGGCACCGGTAGCTAACTCGATGTATTTCCTGAAAACTGTGTCGTAAATTCCCAGTTTAGTCTTTACGGTTTCGGCATTATCGAGGAGTCCGGGTTCCAGACTGTTGGCTAACCTGCGGATTTCGTCTGGGTTAGCTTGCGCCCCCGTCCTTAATCTCAAATATGAATCGGCGACATTGTAAAGTTGAGCTTTTAATTGCCTGGCCCTTTGACTTGGAGTGCCGGGAGCCTTCAAAGAGGCAACTGTCGCTCTATCCAAACTCCCATCCGGTTTAAATATCAAATTGTTCACCTGGGTCAAGGAAGCTGACCCGGAAAGCGAATTACTGTAATTCTGCGCCGATACCTTAGTGACATTTCCACCTGCCGCTCCGCCGATTGCTGTTTCGTAGGCACTCTTAATTTGCGAGGCATACTTCGGGTATTTCAACATAAGATTGGCGATTCTTTGCGCTCTGGTATTTTCGTCTGTAGCTTGGCCGATATCCTTGGCCTCGGTCTTTACTTGTGTAGCACTTAATCCGGCGGGAGTTTCTGGCACACCGCCCATAATTGCCGAACCTGCCAAACCGGCTCCATAAGTGCCAGCACGAACAATACCCTCACCCAAACTTGGAGCAGTTACTTTCGGGCCAGATTTTAGAAAGTCGCTGATATATCCCAGATCGACTGATCCAGGCTGAAGACCGGCCGGTGTTGCCGGAACTTTTCCTGTTACAGCGTTAATTACGTTCTGCATAGATGCCTTCCAAGGATCACCTACTGGGATGGCATCTACCACAGCCTGCGCACCCTTAATATCACCGGTGTTTAGGGCTTTTTCAATTAATGCCTGATGAGCCGGTCTTCCCGCACCCTCAACAACACCGGCCGCACTGGGCGCACTGGGGGTAAAATTTATTACCTCACCAAGGTCGGCGATTTTCTTTGTCAGGTCTGCAAGTTTGGACTGGTACATCTTGTTTGCGGCAGGAGTAGTTTTACCGCCCGTATTCAGGAAGTCGCTTTGAAGACTCTTAAACTGTGAAACCAGGTTAGCTTTCTGTGCCACTAAATCATCAACCGGATTGACCGTTCCGGTGAGATCCGCACCCCAGTTTATAGATCCTGGTTTCATACCTGCCGGAGTCGGAGGCACCGCACCTTCACCCGCCGTCTGCATCTGGGCTAAACGTGAGGACACTGCCGGGGTCTTGGTTAAAGGTTCAACTGCGGTCAAGGGTCTGGTTAGATCAAACTTCCCTAATCCTAATCCGGTAAGTCCTTTGTATTGGGCGTCCTGCAAGACATCCCGCAGGATTATTAATTCATGTTCCCGTGTCAAAGCCTCTCCTAATTCGGGGAATTGGTTTTTCAGAGTGTGCCGTAAGGTTTGGGCGACAACTTTATTCCCCTGGTCATTAACTGTCCCCTTAGTTGTCTGGATTATTGCCTTGCCAAATTCTTGATTAGCAAACCTGACCATCTCCAACGCCCTTTCGCCGGACACATTATTACCCTCGATAAACTTACCAGCCAAATCACGGCCCTTGAAACTTTGAGTGAATTTGGCAATGAAATCATCTAAGGCCGAAATTGCTTCCTCGTCCGGTACTGCTGATTTTAATAATTGGCCCCTTTTAAATTCCAACTGGTTCAATACCGGGGTCAGATCGACTTTCTGTTTTCCAATAGTTTTCAAATTACCCTGTAATCCTTTTTCAGTTTCGGAAAGTGCCTGTTGGAACCAACCAGAATTAGGTGTTTCAATCGGACCCACCATGTCATCAAGGTTCCCAACGACACCATATTTCTTAACCAAAGACCTCAAATCATATCCAGCCTCGGCGGCGTTTTTATAAGCAGTCGGTGTAGCTTTCAATAAATCCTCAGCGGCTTTCTTACCAACCTTGTCTCCGCCTTTTTGCAGTAACTCCTTGCCTTTTTGGAATACCTTTCCGGCACCGTAAAATAGTCCCCCGGCAATAACACCACCCGCCACGCCCCCGACTACTGATCCTGGTGTGGCCTTTTCCTCTGACACCGCCCTCAACCCGCCCATTGCGCCGCCGAGAGCTAACGCACCTTTTAAAGTCTTACCCGCAGGAATAGTGTACGCGGCTGCACCGGCCCAGTTCTTTAATCCGGTTTCTAAGGGTTTCTCTCTGGTTAATTCCTGCTGGTGTTTGCTCATAAAAACAGGCTGATCCAATTTGGCAACTCTGGCTTGTGCTTCGGGCGATAATGCCCCGGCGTCCCCGAAGGTCGCCTGACGGTATTCCGGGTTAGTAAGGTTTATTAACTTCCTTCCAGCTTCCAAGGTGGTTCCTCCGAACTTTACCAACGGTCCATACAGCCAATTCTTCTCCGACCGGCGAAGTTCAGGCATCTTCACCTGTGATATATCTAAGCCGTATTGCGCCTTTATACGGGCGTTTATTTGATCCTCTGGTACACCGGCCTGACGGGCAAGTTGGATCTTTTTCAATAGTTCTTCCGAATCGACATCCATATTTTTAGAATAGATTGGCGAGTCCCTCGAAGGGGTTGGTTGTCATCACGCCGAATATCTTATCAAGTAATGACTGTTGGTTCACTCCTGAAGTAGATACAGCGGTTGGTTGACCCATTGCAGTATTAAATTCAGTCTGCAGTGCTGCCGGTGGGTTTCCTTCTGCTGTCTTCAGAGAATATTCTAATCTAAGTAATTCTTTCTTCTGGGTGAAATCCCTCTCGCTGGTCGCCAGGCTTGAGGCTTGTTGCCATTCCTGGTCTGCCAGTTGCTGACCTCTGGAGATTTTTGACAGAATGGTGCTAAGGACATTTTCCTGATCCTGATTGAATCCGGTTAATTCTCTGGCGACCCGGTTGCTAACAGCGGTGATCTTGGCCTCGTATGGTTTAAGATTTTTCAACTGGTCAGCAGATAGATTGGACAGTTTCAACTTCATTTGCTCCAATGCGGTTGACAGTTGCCCGCTGACCTCGCCCATGCCTGTAGTTAATCTTCCCAGTTGAGTTTCCAACGGTGTCCCCTCCGCGGCCAACAACCTTCTCCTTTGAGCCTCGGTCATAAGTTGGCCTGTGGTCCTGGCGCCGACATCTTCTTCCAAACGGTCCAGAAGATCCTTAACCTTGAAAACCTCTCCCCTCACGGCTGTCAACTGTGAAGTTAATCCCGGCACACCCAACTCTGTACCATAACGATTGTAAGCAGTTTCCAAAGGTTCCTGTCCGGCAATAGCGGTTTTATATTCATTTAGGGCGGCATTCTCAGCTTCCGCGCCAGCTGATTCCTTAGCGGCTCTCCTCGCGAATAGATCAGAGGTAATTTTATCGACATCGAAAGCTGGTTCAGTTCCAGATGGAGCCAAGGCGGTCGAGGTTGCACCGGCAGTATCGCTCCACCATCTATCAACGCTTCCTGTTGCCGGGTTAAAATACCACGCCCCGTTCTGCCTTTGAGCCACCGGCACTACTGTAGGATTAGCCCAAGTTGCTTTTGTTCCTGTTTCTCGAAATGCCATAAGTAAACACCTAATAAAATCTGACACTCTCGGCGTTCACTTTATATAGTATGTTAATTATTATACCATCTGATTAAATGCCGGTGATAGAACCGGGGAACCGAGTTCGGCGGTAGTATTTCAGGTAGTTGGTGGTGGCGACTACGGATTCAAAAGCATAGTCTGTCGAAAATACGGGCGAACCACTAGCCGTCAGATCATTATTATTAGAAGTTTCGTCCAGATAATCATTATTGAATTTCCAATAGCCAACTAGATTAGCTTCAGTTCCCGTAAGTTCAAGATGAAAATTTGTTTCAATTTCATCAGCAGTGCGAACATCATTCCAAATACGAATATCATCAATTAATCCATCATGAGGACCTCCAGTATCTCCCCTAGCTCCAACTACAAATGCCGCTGAACTGTTGTATAAAGCGGTGGCGGTACTGGTTTGGGTGTCCAATAACCCCCCATTTAGATATAATTTGTGTTCTGAAGTCAAGGCTTTCCACGTAAATGCCACGTGGTACCAAATACCATTAGTTAAAGTCTGGGCAGTTACAGGACTTCCTTGCCATGAACCAGTACCAGATATATAAGTGTAAATATAGTAAGTTGCTCCTGATCTGGAATATCCAAATTGCCATGATCGTTGATTACCAGTACCATTCCATTTAGATGCAAAAGTATATTCCGTACCATCTCCTGGTTGTGATTCGATTTTTACCCAACACTCAACTGAAATATCCCCAGTTATATCTAGACCTGTTTGAGAAGCATCAGCAATAGAGGCGTATTGGTTACTGGATAATTCTAAATCCAACGAATGGGTATTGGCCATATCAGTCCGTCAGGGAGTTTACGAACCCGGAAATAGTAATCACGTTTGCGGTTCCGGCGAAAGCCTTAACCACCATCCCATTCTGAAGTATCAAACCGGGGACTATCAGCTGCAAACCTGACTTGCTCGCCAGACTGCTAATTATGTTTTGATCTGGTACCGTTGCCCCGCCGAACTCAATGGTTAGAGTTACAGCGGCACTATGTCCGTTGTACGCCCAGAGCCAGATTTCGTCAAATGTCCCCGCTGTGGTCCCAGCGACTGCGGTATGAATTGTGTCCCCAGCTGTTGCAGTTTGAACTACTTTGATAGGTTTTCCATCCGTGCTTCCCGAGAGTTTACGTTTGACTGCGGTGGCCATATCTTCATTTTATCATTAACTAAAAACTTGGACCGTCAGGAAGGTCGTCGGGTTGACCCATTTTAACCCCGTCGCCTCGCCGGATTGTGCTTCAAGATGTTGTCCATTAGATCCCACTGTCAACTTAGATGCTGTGTTCGCCCCGGTTCCCCCGGCCAGATCTCCCTTGGCATCCCAAATTACATCTGTAGCAACAGCCTGATCGCCGGTATTATTTCCTGAATGAGTACCGCCAGAGATAGTACTGTCACCAGTAACTGTTAATGTTTTAGTGGCGGTTATAGCTAGAAACCCCGTAGACCAGGCGACGTCGGTTCCGTCACCAGTCAAGAATGCCCCCGCACCACCTTTAACAAGTTTAACCCACTTAGGAGTTGCACCTTGACCCGTAATAATATCCCCTCTGGCTACTGCCGCCGCCGTTGAATCGGTATGAGTAGCTGATAATATTTCATGAGTACCGCTGGATGGTGTCTCCCAAGTCGGTGCCGCTGAAGCCCCGCCACTGGTTAATACCTTACCGGCATCTCCGAAAGCTAATGCGGTTACATCCCCAGAACCATTCGAGTAAAAAGACCTCCACGCTGTTTCGTCCACGAACTGACTGAGAGTGGTATATCCGCCTCCGGCATGGGAGTGGAGAGTCGTTGCCCCGCCATCGGTCAAATCCGTCCAGTTCGTCCCCGTGAAGTTGGCTGAGTCCAAAAAGTAGGAACCGTGCTGGCCATCGAGTAGGTCGGCATTGAGGTTGGTAACTACCGTTGTGGAGGCAACTATTAAAGGTGCCGTGCTTGTGGCGACATCTGATTCAAATGTCTGTGCTCTTATCTCAAAACTTCCAGCATCCCAGTCTGCGGTCAATGCTTGGGTGCCATCTTTCCTTACAAATACAGAATTTAACACCTCGACAGATGTCGGAACGGCAAGAGAGGAGGCGTCCACACCTTCTGCGTACAACGCGATCGTGGCGTCTGATCCGGTTGCCTCTACGTTTGCGAACCATTTAATTATAATTCTGTCCGTGGCCGCGATAGTTACATCCGAGGTTACTGTGGCATGTAAATCTATAGCCGTTTTAGTGGTTATGTAATCAGATGTTTCCGAGGTCGCCCTCGGCGTTTCCGTCGTATCGGTAGCTCTGGTATATATGATGAAGTAAATTTTTGCCGGTTTTGTACCTGCGGTCTTTTCCGCATGAATGTGGGCGGGATACACTCCCGACTGAAGGGTAACTGCTCCGGGGATATTTGCATCGGTAGCAAAGTTAAATAGTGCTTGATTGTCACCCGCCCCTAAGGAACCAGAGGTAAAGGTAGATTCAGCCTCCCCCGTTAAGGATTCCAGCATTTTGTAATAAATTCCACCGATACTTGAAGCGGTATTATTGAAAAAATACTCCGATATAAATGAGATCGCTTGATCGACATACTCCTTGGTAACCAGATGGTTTGACGCCGTCGGGAATATACCTCCCACAACTCCGGTAAAATTCCTAGTACCGTCAATTAAAGAAAAGACTGATTCGTGAACTCCGTCCAGTAAATCGGCATTTAAATTAGTATTTACAGTAGTCGAGGTGACAGCAAACGGCGATGTACTAATAGCTAGGGTGTTCGTGAGTTGACCCGACATTGAAATTGTTGTTATCCCCCCCAATGCTCCGCTGGTTTCTGTGACCGTGGCGTTTTCGATTTGAGTCCCCGTCGACTCATAACGGAGCAGTCGAGCATCGGTCAAAGAGGCCACATGGACACTATCAATAAGATCGGCGTTTAGATTAGTATTCAGGGTCGTCGAGGTGGCGGCGTAGGGTGAGGTTCCGGTAGCTACGGTGTATATAAAGTTAGCGGCGGTCATTGCTCCTGTAATTGTCATGCTGTCA